TGCAATCTTAAAATCATCAATCTTTCTAGTAGGATTTACTTCCCATGTAGGTCTTTTAAGGGCAAACATTCTAGGGTATTTATAAGATTGAATATGGTCTTCTTCCCAGACTATTTCAAATTCATTGTCTGGTCCTTCTGGTAATTCTTCATTAATAATAAACTTATGTCGTCTTTCTATTACTTCTTTTTCCATAATTACATCTTCATACCGCTTTGAAATGAAATCGCCGTTATAACGTGGGAATGAAAGTAGAACAACTTTACCAAGATCTGGAAAACGAGAATCTACCGTACCACGAAATGCTTTATATATATTGTCAGCAGTTTTACCCTGCTCATTTCCAGTACCAACCTCTGTAGCAAATCCAGATATTTCATCTAGTACTGCCATAAATAGGTTAAGACCCTCGTGAGATTCACGCTCTGAGTGTCCAGAATAAACAGTAATAGATTTATTAAAATCAATTGAGTTTACTTTAGCCTCATACTTACCAGCAAACCATGGAGACTTTTCGATTTTAGTTTTAAATCCTTTAAAGAAAACATTTTTAGCCTGTTCAGCATTGATAGCAACGTTAATAATATCTATTGCATCTCCACTTGGCTTTCCGAAATATCTGGCAGGATCTTTAAGACATAATAACTTATAAACAACATAAGCACAAGCCACAGTAGAAACAAAGTCTTTACCACTACCCTTGCCAAGCTGAAGAATGATTTCGTTTTTAGTATATTTGCTGTAATGTCTGTCACCTTTTTCTGTTCCATACAAATCATATAATTCCTCTTTACGGTAGATTTGGCTCATTGCTTCGACAATGTCGTATTGTATTTGAGAAAGTGGTGGTTGCCCCAAATAGTCTGGAGACTCAACAAATGTTTTTACATCTACTGGATTTTCCTCAAAAGGATTATCTTTTAATACTTCAAGAAAATCATTGAACATTGTGGACAACGGTTATGACCTCGCCCTCTTTTGCTATAGAAGATAGTCTTTGCATAATTAAATCACGAACCTGTGGATGCTCAGATGCGATATCTCTTAAAATACCAACCAGAACCTCTTGTCTACGCTCAATCTCAACCATTTCTTCTGCCAACTCTTTATTTTCTAACAACCCAGCTTTTTGAAGCATATCAATTCGTCTTGCTTCAATATCCATAACAAGTTTAATTGCTGCTGTTTTTGCAGTAAGGTTTGCAGTTGTTGTGGCATCATCAATAACTTCATATGCCTGCTGAATTAGTTTTGTGTAATGTGCATCAGCACCAACAAGTGCATCTTTAGCACGAGCACGGATAGCATCATTGGCAGATGCCATTGCTTTCCATTCATTAAGATGAGCAACTACACGAGTGCGTGGCAAATCTAATGTCTTAGAAATCTTAGTGGGATCATTGCCCTTAAGATATTCTTCAACAACCTTGTTTACTTCATCAAGATGTTTTACGATTTCTATTTCTGCGTTTGTCATATTTGCCCTCTAGTCTATTGATTTCATCTTGAATATAAAAGATAGCCTTCTTTAAATCTTCAATATGCTTTGATTCATCTTTAATACCAGCTCTCCAGAGATACTTTATAGCATTACCTATATTGAAGTTTCTGTGTCTAGTAATTTCAATTGCTTCCACTCCACTTGGATCAGTTGTGTAGTGATACGGATGATTAACCTGATCAACCTTGATAATAAATTTTTCTTTGTCGTTCATCGTTTTGATTTCCTTAATCCAAATTTAGCAAGATATACATAGACAGTCTCTATGCTTACCCCACACTCCTTAGCTATTTCTTCTGGTGACTTCTTATCAAGGGTATATCTCTTACGAAGCCAAATTTCATTTGTATATAGTTTAGCACCCATAGCTACTCCTTGTCAAATTTCACAGCCTTTTCCCAGTTGTTTATAGACCAATGCCCTATTCCTGCTGCATCTGCCACATCATAGTCATCTATTTTTTTGTCATATGCTATTTCTAATAATTTAATTGTTCTTTTCTTTCTAAAATCACGCTCATAAGATTTATACCAAGATAATGATTTACCAGGATTTAAGGATCTTATTTGTAGTTGTTCTTCTTTGGATAGTTTCTTATTACCTAGATAGTTTTGCCAGGTTATAGGAGATACTCTGCCTATTATTTTTATACCCGCCAATCCAGCACCACCTAATATGCCACCTTGAACCAGTGCTAAATCTGCTGCAGTTTTTGGAGAATTCATAAAAACAGTATGTTCAATAACGATAGCATTAATCATATTATAATGTTTAAATAAAGCATTAGTTTTAGAAGTAGCATCTTGAACTTTTTCATAAATATTATTACCTTCAAAATTTATTTTTCCGTACCCAGTTAATTGCTTGTAGGTATAAAATGCAAATGCAAGACTATTTGTGCTGGCATCTATTGCACATATATGGCTAGGCTGGCTAGTCTTGCTCATAATCAAAATATCCTTTAATTTGTTTTAACATTTTATCTACTGCTTTTTTACTAACATTACAGTTTGCACAAAATCCATCATCATTATATATTGATAGCTGGACTCCACAACCGCCTATACATTTTCTTACTTTGCCTATTCTTTTTTGTCTACGAACTATGTGATATCTTTCAGCAATCTTATCTTTTGTAGCTAAATCTCTACATTCATTACTACAATAAATTTGATAAGTTACTTTTGGAGTGAATCTTTTGTCACACCTTTCACACTGCTTCACTTAGTTTCTCCAGGGGCTCTATCTTTACTGTTCCTGGTTCGGCCAAAGCGCAGGCAGTTTTTAATGGACATGCTTTACATATCTTAGAGTTGGATCTGTAATTTTTTTGAGGAATCTCTTTATCTTTCCAAGACTTTCTAACACGTCTCATCCAGTCAAAGCTTGTTTCAATCCATTTAATATAGTGATCATTTACCTCTATTGGAAATACGAGAAGATCATGATTATTTTTGTTTTCATATATAAGTACACCCTTAGACTTTTTTAATATTTTCATATAAATAAGAAGTTGCATAATATTACTAAGCTTTGGTTTGCCGTGCAGTTTATGGTACTCAAAGGCATCGCTAGACATTGTTTTAATTTCTCCAACAATCTCTTCACCTTCCCAATTTAGCATGGCATCACCATAACCAAAAATAGGTGGATCGCTGTGAGTTACTTTAAATTCCGTTGTTGGCTTATTATCATCATCTAAATACTCTATGGCAACTCCAGAATCTAGCATTGCTTGCTGAATTCTATCATGCGACTTAGTTCCAGCAGTCATATTTGCAACACTATATGGAGTATCCGTACTTTCAAATACGTTACCTTCAAAAGCTAGATACCAATATCTAGCACATTCGCCGTGATTCCATACTAGAGTTGATGGTGCAAATGTTTTTTTAGTTTGATGTTTATTTTCACGCTTTGCAATGTACCCAGAATTAATCTTATTAATAAGTGCTTCTGTGTCTAGTATTTCTACCTTGTCTTCAGGCTTCATCATAATTTGCTTTATTAAATTCTTACTCATTTATAATCCTTTTTATATATTATATCATTAACGCATTATGTATTTTAGCGCTGAGACAAGATCATTTATTGCTTCTGCTGCAGTGTAATAAATATTCTTTTTGCCTCTATCAGACTTATCTACATTGGTCATCCATGTAGCCCTAAATGCCATTTTTGCTGCGATAGCCTGTAGTCTTACAATCTCTAGGCTGGCTACCTGTGGCGGTATATCTGGTTTAACAATAAGCTTAGCAATCATAGTAAGGGCTGTGGTAAGTTCCTCATCATTCATGTAGTCTGCAATTTCAGACAACCCATTTATCATATCTATAGTTGTTTTTGGCGACTCAGTTTTCTCTACCATTTTTTTCCTCCCACGTTAACTGATCTAGTAAATCAAATTCTATTATAGCAAGTCTTGTTTTTTTATTTCCTTCCCCAAGTATTAAAACTATCGCTGGTGATTTATCTGTTCCAGCCTTGATAGAATCTGTAACAGCTTTAGCCCATACGTCTTGGTTAACAGTAAAAGATTTTGCAGATTCTTTAAAATCTACAACAAAGTTTCTCCAAGTAGCATCTCCTTTTTTATTATTACGTCCAGAGTTCTTATGCTGCTTGGCACCTATTCTTTTACTTTCACTTTTCTCGCTCATAGTCCTTTTTCTTTTTATATCCTACTTGAAATACTTGTACTTCTGTTAAGTGTTTATCAGAACACAACCATGTACCCTTACCTGTTAGAGCATAGAGTCTCATACTTGTAACTTCTTTTTTACAAGTCTTGCAGATAAACTTGCCCTGATAAACACTAAAATTATTAGACATTTGATAGTTTATTCTTCAATGATTCCTGCAAATCTAAATCTTCTTTAACACGATTAATTAATCCTTCTCTGCCCTGAACTTTTGTGCCATCTTCTAATTGGTACCATGCACCAGTTCTAGTAACAAGACCAGCAAGCTCAGCGGTATCGACAAGATCACCAACAGTATCAATGCCAAGATTATCACCTCTAAAATAGAAATCATATTCGCCACTTTGGAAGGCAGGCGAAGTTTTAGAGAACTGTAATTCCCAACGAACTTTTCTACCAATTTTTTCCTCAATGAGTTTATCTCCGACATGTATTTTTCCTTTTATTGCCTGATTATCTGATTCAGACGAGAATAACTTAATTACTGTAGATGAATAAAACTTAGTAGCCTGCCCACCAGTTGGTTGCTGACTTGTATACATAGCACTAATATTATTTCTTGATTGAGAAATAAGGACAAATAGTGTTGGCTTGACTTTATTATTTGCATAGTTAATCATCTTCCATGCATTACTAAAATCACGTGACTCTGCACCAATTTGCTTTGTATTTTCTAACTGCTTTAGTTCTTCTGAATCTTTTTCAAAATATATTGCTGGAAGAAGAGAGGTTATTGAGTCTACCACTATAAGATCTACTCCTGCCTCCATAAGATTAATGCCAACATCAACCATTTCATTAATTGTTCTTGCTTGTGAGACAATTAGTTTTGACGTGTCTACCCCTAGTTTTTCAGCCCAGTCTTTATCGTATGACATTTCTGCATCAATCCATGCACAAACTTTGCCTTCTTTCTGTGCTAATCCAATCATTTGCAAACATAAAGACGACTTTGCACTTGACTTGCTTCCCCAGATAAGGATCTGACGTCCATAGGGCAAACCACCATTTAGAGCACGATTCAATCCAAAACTAGGTGTTGCTGCATACTCTGTTTTTGGAACAGCATCTCCAACTAAAACACTTTTTCTAAGTTTAGGATTAAGCTGAGATAAAACATCTTCAACAGTTAATGTCATTAGAATCTTACCCCATGCTTCTTTGGCCTATGTGTATTTCTTTCCATCTTTTCTTTAATAGCATAATCAAGAGACTTTTTTACATACCCCGCTTCAGCCATACCAGCATATAGATCAAGTGTGCGAATAATAATATCTGCAAATTCATCCGATATCTGTTCTGGATCCATCTCTTTGCGAACAGCCTCCATAGCCTCAGAGACTTCTGACACAATCATCATCATTTGCTTTGCTAAAAAGATAGGGTCTGCGGTTCTATCCCAAAACCCTTTATCCACAGCATTCTTATGTATTTCTTCTGCTAAATCATCAAACATTTATTACATCCTCCATTATAACTGTTCCATCTTTTGTTTTACCAAACTCAAACTTATAAACATTTCCTGGCTCTACATTCATATATGCTTTTGCAAATGATGTTGGAAATACGGTAACTGCATGTAATTCTCTACCTGCATCTGCTAAAGTAAGCGATGCCATTTTTTTACCAGCTTTTGTTACTCGTGGCTTAAATGAAACAACAAACATTTCATCATCTTTATATGGCAACATCTTATAATTTAAAAACTTGATTAATGGATCTTTTGAATCTTTTATTTCATCAGCAGGTATTGCAGATACAACCCTGTTATCATTTGCAAGAATAATATAAGTGCGACCAGCCTCAATGCTGGTATTCTCTTCATCAAATATACCCACACTTCCAGTCTTATCTAGCAACTCTACCCTTGACCATCCTTTTGATCTCTTAATTGATTTTACCATACCCATTAAAACAAATGCTCCCTTTTCTTCATATTCTTCAATATCATTTATATATGCATAGTAATGTTGTGGTACTGGCATATTAAATTCAGGAAGGTTAAGGTACTCGTATAGGTTTTCCTTAACCTTCACTGGATCGGCTGGGTTGTCTGGAAATGTTAATGCACCAATTGAGTTCATTGCCTGTAATGCACGAGAGTTTACTCCATTTCCTTTTGTAAATGTAAACTCTTCAACTTCTGCAAAAGACTTAAAAGGTCGTGACGATATATATCGTTCTGCAATTTTATCAGAGATAAACTTAATTGCGGTGAGTCCAAATCTAATACCTTTGCCCTCAATCTTAAAATCAATATCCGAATCATTAATATGAGGTAATTTAATGCTAATGCCCATTCTTTTCGCTTCAATAAGATATTCAGTTCGTGCATCTTTATCCTTTTCATTTTTAAGTAATGCAAACATAAATTCAATTGGATAGTGATATTTT